TGTTCTTTAGTCATACTAGGATCTCGCCAATTAGATACAACTGCTATTCTTGTGATGTCTGCATTCCATTTTTTATACCAAGACCAAGATCTCTCAATATTTACTTGTTCTGCTTTTGTAAACCATGTAGGCCTTATCGTCGCCAAGGCGCTTTTCGAAGCTGTTGCACTATCTGTTGAAATTATTGTTGGCTCATGGCCAAACTCTAGAGCTATTTTTTTAGCACTTGATCCCGCAATACCATTACCAATAATTGCTATCTTCATACAACGTACCTTTCTTGTGCTTTAGGTAATGGTGCTAGATCGCCTTTTTCTATGTCCCAATAAGTAAATGGTAAACCGGTTTTACCTTTACCGTGCCACCTAAACCCAATTTTTTCGTAAAATTCAATAGCAGGTTTGTTCGCAAAAAATCTAAAGTATTTAACTTCGTGTTGCTTCATATCACTAAAACATATATTTATCATAAGTTTTCCTAAACCTTGACCACGTGCATTTTCAAGCGTAAAAAAATGTCTTAATGTACAATGTCTTGGATCTCTAGTTGTATAAGTTATAAATGCGTAACAAGATTTGTTTAAAGCAAATATTTTGGCTGTACCCTTTTCCCATTGTTTTTCTCTATCCCAATCGAATAAAGCATTTTTCAAATGTTGCTTACTACTTTCAGCGCCTTTGTATTCCCAATCTTTAATATGTTCTATTAGTGATACAAGTTCTTCTCTAGTTACGGATTTGTTCAACTGCATATTGTTTTTTCTTTTCTTTTCTTACACCGATCCACCCATTCAATTCGCCTAAGTATTCATTCGGTATATGTTTTTTTCTCGATTCAAATGCTAGATCTGTGTAAATACTAGGCACTTGTAAAAGATCTTTCTGCATATGATCAATGTCAATACCGGTATAATATTTACCTTTAAACATACTATTAAAATCACACAAACTTGTTTCAGCAGTTTCAATAGTTGCTTTATATCCTTTATCGTTCATAAACCTTACAAGCTTTTCAGATAGCATATTTAGTTTCTTAACTTCTAAGGCACTATTACCGGTAGGAATACTAGGAAATAAAAGCTCTAAACCTTTTCTTGGCCCAGAACTATGCGCGTGTCCCATATCAGTAGCTTCCAAGTTATATCCGTTTACTTTCCATAGCACTTCGCCTGTCTTATAACTAGCCCAACGGCCATTGCCCCATATACTCAGCAATTTATCTTGTATAAGTTCCCAATTCATCTTTGGGTGTAAACATAAATCTTCAGATAGCCAATTGTCTAAGCCGTCATTCCATTGTGCTTTATCTACAATATGTTTTATATGTCGCTCTAAGTTTTTAACTTGCCTATGGTTACGTCTTTCTGTTGCACACGGTAACTTGTAAAACTTATCTTGAAATAAGAATGGCTCTGGATATTGCTCAAATACTTTTAAAGCAGATCCAATATGGTAATAAGCTACATATACAAACGTAAGCCAAACACCCTGCTCTTTAGATAATTTAAGGGCTGTTATGATTTCTTTTAAAACAGGGTAGGCCGGATCCATGTCCGTAGAATAAGATTGTTTCTTGTGAAACTCTAGATAATCTTTAAGAAGATCCATTAAAGAAACGTTTTAAAGGGTTTTGTGGATCCTCTTTGCCGTCAAAATGAGTTTTATAAAAGAACTCAACAGCTAAATATACTGTATCTGTTTTCTTTTGATCCAACTTATCAGCAAGAGATCCCAACATTTCTACAAAGTTTTCATATTTAGATTCCGGATAATGTAACATTACATCTCTTAAACGTTCCCCGCCTCTAGCTTCTTTGTTAGCAACTTCAGTAGATATATAATTGTCTTTAAGCTTTTCTATTTCTTCATCGTCAAGTGCATATCCGCCCTCAAACTTTTCAAACTCTGTAACTATTGGCGCTTCGCCTAATGTAGCTATTAGATCGTCAACTTCATCTGCAACGAAACCGGTACCAATTAATTCACCGTCGTCCATTAGTTCTTGCAAGATATCGCCTAATGCTTGTGAATCGTATGTGCTGTTATCAGTAAGCTTGTTATCTACTAATACAATCTTTTTTTCATTAGACGGATCTATGTCAATATAGTTTACATACGCTTCCTCAATGTTTAATTCTTTTAAAGCTTTTAACGTATGGTTTCCAGTCAATACGTGTCCTGTTTGCGTATTAACAATTAGTGGTTTGTATTGGCCATTAGCAACTAAAGATTTTTTTATTTCTTCAACATCGCCAATTCTTGGGTTATCTGGAAATTCTTTTAACTCTTTTACGTTTACTGTTTCAAAACGCATATTTTCTATCGACATAAAGCTCCTTATTTTTTACTATCCATTATACCAACATTTTTTGCTACTGTTCCAATGTTTCCAACCGTCATTGTATATAAGCCAACTTGCTATCTTTGTTGATAATATAGGATCAAAACGAGATCCGGTAATATTTAGCTTAGGTGTAAGCCATTCCCAAGTGCGATCATTAAATTGCCATAGGCCTTTGTCGTAAGATCCGTCCTTATTTTTGCCTACTGCGTTAGATCTTCCGGAACTTTCACAAAAAATAATTCTCATAGCTTGCCGTTGATCTTCTTCTGTCTTGAAATATTGTTGTATTATATCTTCGTATTGAGTTACGAAGCTAACTTGCTCATTAGCAATTCTGCACTCTCTATAATCTGTTAAGTTATCCGGCGTTATAGGTATTTGGATACTGCACGAGATCAAGAGGCTGTAAAGTAACATTCTCTTTTATATCAGTAGGATTTACCCTCAATACACCTCTCGGAAGTTTGTGAAAAGTTATTTCCTTTTCATCACTTTCAATAAGCAACATTGGGTTTGCCCCACTATTTTCTATTCCTATTATTTTCATAAGCTTGACCACTCATTATTATACACATAATTCTCATAATATTTTTAAATTATCCCAACCATTTTTATTTATAGTCATTGTCAAAACACCACGATTAGTTCCATAGCCTGTACGTTCTTCAAATTCGTGCGAAGCGTCTAGACTTGGCGCTTGAAACCACGTTCTTCCTGCTTGTTGTACAGTTCTTAAGTGATGATAATGACCACTATATAAGATCTCACAAGTACCTAAGGGCTTCCAACCAAACATCTGGCCTTTCCAAAGTCTTTCTATTTTTCCCCAAGGATCTCCTGCACCTGTCCCCATGTGGCCGTGCGTAAATCCGCAACGTATTCCCTTGATATCTAATGCTAAATGGTGCGAATCCGGTACTGTTGTCTTAACTTTCTTAAATCTTTCCGACTCTGCCATAATTTCGCCAACAATTTGTATGCAATTTGTATCCTCATTATCTAGTCTTGAAGTTACTACGTCACCCTTTCCAGATCTATTTTCACCGTGATTTCCAGGAACTCCTGCTAAATATATTTTATTTGCGTACGGTAAGAAGTTATCTACAATTTCTAAGATCATACGTCTAGTTAAATGCGATTGTTCAGATTTGTTTATTTCAATATTGAAGGGTTGTTGCGGAAAAAAGCCAAAACAGTTTTCGATTAAATCCCCAAGTCCTACTATATAGATCTCATCAATAGGATATCCTGTTTTGTTTAAGTTTTTAATACGTTCTTTAGACTTTTCTATGCTTTCTTTTATTAAGTTGACAGTATTCAAAGTTCCGAAATCTTTTTTTCCTATTTGCCAATCGGCCATTAGGTATAAAAAAGCATTAGATCCTTGTATTTTCTTATCCTTTAAGGGCTTCTTAGTCTTAATTTCTTTTAAAAGTTCTTTGTAATATGCGTCATGATGCGGATTAATCTTGCGTACTTGAAACTTATAAGCATATAAGTCGGCTACTTCCCCGCCTTTAAGTTGCGTTTGCCATGTACTATAACGTACTGTATCTTGTGCTACTTCAAATTCATTCGGATCAAAACCATTCGATTCTAGAATATTATCAAAGGTTGTATCTTTTTTACGAACAACAGCTGTAACTTCGCCTACTTTAGTTTTGCTATTGTATTCTACATTAGGTTTCCAACCACTTGGATAGTAGTTATTCCCGAGATCCTCGTTATGCGGAATCTCTTGCTTGTTTGCAACTAATTTTTTTAATTCATCTGTCATATTTCGCAGACCTGTTGCTTTTATTATAGCGGTTTTTTTACATTAAAACAGTAATTAAGGTTGCAATTGATATACCTGCTATTATCCACCCATAGATCTCTTGTCTTGTAGGCCTAGTAGCTAAGTCTTTTTGTATTTGATCTAACTTTTCGAATAGCTTTTCTATATCTTTCATTACTCTATTTATCATTTCTTTAGTCGTAAAGTTATTTTCTTGCATTGCAATTTTCACTTCCATATTTGCAATTACATATCTGTACAAATGATCCATCTTCTTTAAATGTAATTAAACACATACTAACCCTCACAAATGCAGTTATATGCACAATTGTTTTCACATGCTTTCATTTTCTAAAACCTATTGTTAAAAGCCATATACATAAAGTAATTAATGTAGCCGTTGCTGTAATTGTCTGCGCTTGTCCGGTAAGTGTAAGAGTTGCAATTATTAAACCTACCAAAGTCCAACTAAGGTTTAAAGTTTCTTTAACTGCGAGTATTAGCGCGTTCCATAATTTCTTCAATCAAATCTCCTAAGTGCTAAAGATACGATCCTAACCAATATTGTCGGCACAATTACTTCTTGCGCCTTATCTTTTTGATCTTGTGTCATATCATCTGAAATATTTTTAAGATTTATTTCAGTTAAATCTACGTCTATAATAACACTAATTGGACTAGCAATGAAAGATTCAAATGCGATTTCTGTTGTAGCGTCCGCCAATGTATAAGGTTGATCAGTTTTATTAGCGTTTTCAACAGCTCTTTCTACAAATTCATCGACGGCTTGTGCCACATTCTCATCAGTTTTTACTGCTTCAGCAATTATTTCTACATCGTTTGTTTCTTCAAAACCTAATACTTCAGCTACTACTTCTACTTGTTCTTCTGTAAGTTCTTCTTCTTGTGCAATTGTGATAACTTCTTCGACAACTTGGGCTATGACTTCAACAATATCTTCGCTAACGTCTGCAATATTTTCCAATCCGACATCATTAACTTCTGCAAGGATTTCAACCACTTCTTCTGTTTTAAGTTCTTCAACATATTCTTCAATAGCTTCCTCTTTTGCTTCCTCATATTCTATAAGTTCTTCAGCTGTAAAATCTTCTATTTCTTCTTCTGTGGCTTCCGGAATATCAATCTCAATAATCTCGATAACTTCCTCTAATTCTGCGACTTCTACTTTTAGTTCTTCTTCAGATAGTTCAATAGATCCCTCTTGATCTGTATTGGATCTACGTCCATTATCTTCAAATACAATTTCCACTTTATCTGTGCTATCTTGTTCTGTATCATCTTCAATAAATTCTTCATTTTCCTCCTTAAAAATTTCTACGATATCTTCTATTGTTTCTTCTTCAACAAAAATATCTTCATTAATTATTATTTCTTTTATCTCGAATACTTCTTGTTCAACAACAAACTTTTCTAAGTCTGAATCGTTAAGTTCTTTAGCTTCATCATCAATTTGTTGTTCAAGATCAAGTATTTCTTCTTCAGTAAGCTCAATAAGTTCTTTGTCATTAAACTCATCTTCCATTTCAATAACCACAATATCATCATTGAAAAGTGCTTCTTTGGTATCTGTTTGTTCTTCATATTCTTTTTCATCTTCTATGACTTCGGATTCTATTATTATAATGCAATCGCCACGTTCAATTTGAGCATTAGTCATAAAACACCCAAACTCTTTTTCATTATCTATTCTCTCTTGATCGCGCTCAATTGTCCCGTCATTAACATCTGCTTGTGTATAGGTTTTATCAACACCCTCAACTTTAATATCTACTTCTATTTCTTCTGGTGGTGGTGGTAAAGGCTCAGGCTCAACATAAACTTCTTCTACTTTTGGTGGCAAAGTTGTAGTTGTTGTAGTACTTGTAGTTGTAGTTGGTGCTACATAAGTAACAACATCAAGAGTTAAAGTATTGCTATCGTTACAATCGTTCTCACTACCACACGCAGATAACATAAAATCATAAGTATCATCTGTTAAATTATCCCAAGCTAAAACGTAATCTGTATTTGATTGTTGTTCTTCTAATGTCCATTCGCTTGCATTAGAGAGCTTGTAATACATTTTATAAGTACTAGCACTAACAAAACCACTTGTAGAAGCTGACCACTCAAACTTAATACCGTCCTCTCTGTTCATATCATAAGAAGCTAAGGTAACAGAAGCAGGTTTGTTCTGTATTGTAACGCTTACTGTTGGTGTCCATTCTGAATAACTTGCATTTGTGTCGTTGTCCGACCTAATTGCAACGTGAAATAAACCGTGAGCTTCATTAAAGACTGCGTTTAAATAACTAGCAGTAAATGTATATTCAGTATTAAGTGCGTTACTATCGCCAACATTACCTGTTGCAATACCATAAGGTAAACTAACTTCATCACTCAAACCAAAACCTATTGCGTATCGTTCAGCAGGGTAATCTTCCATTTGGTCAGAAGCGTCCCAATCTGCTTTTACTGTACCATTTTCATAGTCAACAGTAAGAGTTAAGTTACTAGGTGCTTGTGTTGGAACGTGATAAGCTAAAACAGTTGTTGGTGCTATTAAAAAAAGTACGCAGGTTATTCTTGATAATGAACTTAATTTAGAACGCACAAACTAGCCACCCATACAACTGCAACAAGTACAGTTACCGTTACACATTATTAACCTTTGTTAGTAGGTGTCCATTCCTCTAGGCCATTTTGTAGTGCGGTTATACCCGCAACCATTCCGGATACTAACGCATTTTGTATTACGTCAATTTCCATTAAACCTGTTCCCGAAGCAATAAGCACACCGAGAAAAGCTTGAATAAATGTCCTAAGAGTTCTAATTCCTACCCTTGTAAGCCACTCTTTATTTAGCATTTTAGCTCCTTATGATTGTTTCTCGTTATGTTTCTTTATGCATTGTACCACCAAACTGTTTACGGTTATAGTGTTTACAAGTTTTATTTCCGCACATCCAAAAGTTTTGCATAGGTATATATACAAGATCTTTGTTACAGTTTGGGCATTGAATTTTTAAGGGCGCTCCTAATTGATAGTTTTCCCGTTTAATTTATTTCTTATGAACTTAATATCAGCACTCATACCGGCTAATTTAGACATAACCATTGGTATTTGTATGATGTGATCTTTAGCTAGATTATCTATTTGTTCTTGTTTATCATTATTTAAATTTATATTACTGTATTTAATAGTAACTTTTTCGCCACTAAGTAAAGCATCTGCAACTTTAGGATACATTTTTTTATAAGCGTCCCCAGATCCACCAACGAAACCGTCTTTACCTTTATCTAAATCTTGCTGAGTTTCCCCAAGAAGCAAACAACCGGCGGTGTGAGAATCTGTATTACCCGTATGTATTAAGATCCACGTAAAGTTCGGTACATCTTGTAGCCATAACATACCTTTGTGCATGTCGCCATATCTAGCTGTGTACTTAGTATGGAAACCACCTTCTGTTCTTAATTTTATTTCGTATTCGCCTATAGGAATTGCAGTTTCTGAATGAACTTTTACGTCCCTAATTTCATCTTCTAAAGTATAACACTCGAACACGTTGTCAATAAAAAGTAAACCATTAGTAGCGTCTTTACCAAACTGTGTCCTGATGACATCAAGTTTCATTATTCCGGTTTAGGATTATCTGATTTAACTTGTGCGATATGATCTTTCCAAGTTGTTGTATCGTCAACTAGATCGTGGTATTGCATATCTAATTGGTCTGCGATAGAGCCGTATGCTTCTTGCCTAGCTTGTACATAACCGAACTGTTGTGTGTCCCATTTACTATTAGCTAAATCTACAATAGCTTGGTCATAATCACTATCTGTAAATTCAAGTCTTTGCGAATTGACTTGCTTATACATTGGTTTAGCGTCCTCAATTTCTTGAGTTGCTATAACTGTTAGTTCTTCTAATGTTGCCATAATTATCCTTTCTATCTTATCATACTTTATTTAATTACTTCTTTAAACCATATAA